TGGTCGGGTGAGGCGTGGTCTGGTGAGTCATGGCGGTTGCGGTGAGGGCGGTTATGTCCCGGTTGGGTATGTCGTGTTGAGGCGGTCGTGGTGCGGTCAGTCGGGGTGAGTTGTGTTTCGGCGAGGCAAGGCGGTTGTGGTCAGGACAGGTGCGTTGGGGCAAGGTAAGTTGGGGCGAGGTCAGGCGGTTATGGTAAGGCACGGTGTCTTGCGGCACGGTTGGGCTTGGTAAGGCGGTTATGGTGCGGTAAGTCGAGGTGAGTTGGGTTGGGGTTAGACGTGGCATGGCGAGGCGGTTGAGGTGTGGCGTGGTCGGTTGCGGCCTGATGTGGCATGGCGGGGCGGTCAAGTATTATATTTTTAACAAGGAGGAAGTAATGAGTAATTTTGCAAGGAAGACTAAACAAAGAATCATCGATGACTATCTACAGGTAACAGGATTTAACATGTTCAAAGCAGATGAGTTTGTCGATTGGCTGGCTAATGAGCCGGAGCATGAAATGTATGATGCTTTCTATGGCATCGATGATGCAACGGCAGCTAGGCAGTGGCGTATCGATATGGCACGGCGCATGGCAAGCGGTCTTAGGATCGTGGTCGAACAGACAGATATCAAGCAGAGCGACAAGGTGTTGACGATTGAATACCCTGCGTACATCTCACCTGTAGCCAATCGCAAAGAGGGTGGTGGCTACGAGCCATTTGACCCAGAAAGCGAGGAGGCGCAGGCTGAGTTAAGAAGGCAGGCAGGTGTGTCATTAGGGGCATGGCTTAATCGCTATCGCGGTTGCACTGAAAACATAGGTATGGATGTGGGCTATATTGAGGAGATGGTTCGTATCCTGCGTGATGACAAAGAGGCTGACGTAGCATGAGCGACACAAAGTCAATGGACAGGATCATCCGCATTCTTGATGATGAGTTGACACTACTCATGGACTCAGGCTTATATCGTGAGGCAGAGAAGACCCGAAAAAGGCTCGAGGTCTACATGGAAATGCGAAACAAAGCCAAAGAGCTACGAGGAATGTTGAATGACGGATGATGCTGACAACGTGGTTTACCTGAAGGCAAAGCCAAAGGTAAGCAAAGTGCCGATGGCCTCAGTGCCTGCGGTGTGTGCTATAGCTGCAAAGATGATGGATAGTGCAGTGATTGTGGGCACGGCGGCAGATGGCAGCATCAAGATGATGACTACGATAGAGGACGTAGCTGAAGTCATCTGGCACTTGGAGGCAGCAAAGCACTCACTGATGTCTGGAGATTTCGAGGAGTAACAAGGGGCAGTTATGAAATTCAAATACAAAACTCAGCCGTATGAGCATCAGCGCATTGCGCTCGAGCGTTCCTACGATAAGGAGAACTACGGTTACTTCATGGAGATGGGGTGTGGAAAGTCGAAGGTTCTTATCGACAACATGGCGTGGCTGTACGAAAACAAAAAGATCGACACTGCAATTATCGTTGCACCCAAGGGCGTGTATCGTAACTGGCAGGTGTCAGAGATTCCAGCCCACCTGCGGGATGACATAGACAACGAGGTGTATGTCTGGAACCCGAACCCGAACAAGGTTCAGAAAGAACATTTGCTATCTGGCATCGAGGAGCGTGGCAAGCTACGCATTCTGCTGGTTAACGTGGAGGGCTTTGCAACACCGAAGGTCAAAGCTTTTGTGGAGAAGTTTGTTCGAGGTTCGACTTTCCTGCTTGCAGTTGACGAGTCAACAACGATCAAGAACCCAAAGGCAAAGAGAACCAAGGCTCTGGTGACTCTGGCTAAGTTCGCAGCATACAAGCGCATACTTACTGGATCACCTGTAACCAAGTCACCTATGGATTTGTATGCACAGTGTGGTTTCATGGACAAAGCCCTGCTTGGTTTCGAGTCGTTCTATTCGTTCCAAGGCAGGTATGCAATCACAAGAACGCAGCGTATGGGTGGTCATAGCTTCCAACAGATTGTGGGGTACAGAAATCTCGATGAGCTTAGTGACAAGCTCGAGAGCTTTTCATATCGGGTGACCAAAGAGGATGCCCTCGATCTACCAGACAAGGTGTACACGGTTCGCCATGTGAGCCTGACCGATGAGCAGATCAAGCATTATATGTCACTGAAGAATGCAGCTATTGCACTGCTCGATGATGGTGGGCTGGTGTCTGCACCTGCGGCTATGACTCAGCTACTCAGACTTCAACAGGTATTGTGTGGTCATACTATGACCGATGACAAAGAACTTGTGGAGTTCAAAAGCAGGCGTATCGATGCAGTGCTTGAGACCATCGAGGAGATGTCCGGTAAGGTAATCATATGGTCGAGGTTCAGGTATGACATACGAAACATCGAGGCTGCACTGAAGAGAGCCTACGGTTCGGACTCGACAGTCACCTACTTCGGAGACACATCGGATGATGACAGGCAGCAGGCCATTCAGGACTTTCAGTTCGGAGATGCGAGGTTCTTTGTGGCTAACCCTCAGACCGCAGGCTATGGTCTGACGCTGACCGCAGCAACCAACGTGATTTACTATGCAAACGACTTCAACTTGGAGACCCGGGTGCAGTCAGAGGACCGATGTCATCGTATCGGTCAGAAGAATACAGTGACCTATGTTGATCTTGTCTCGAAGGGCACGGTTGATGAGCATATCGTTAAGAGTCTTCGGGCTAAGATCGATCTGTCAGCAAAGACACTGGGTGAGGAAGCAAGACAGTGGCTCGAGCTATCACCGAAAAAAGAATAATCTTATTTATTGTTTGACGATCACCGGATACATAGGATAAATTACGAAAAGTATTTAAACAACGGGAGAATATTGTGGATACCAAGAAATTCAAGTCGGTGGCAGTGCCCGTCGATACATACAAAATATTACAGGATCTTGCAGAGAAGGAGCACAGGAGTGTGCCGATGCAGATCACTTGGATAGTTGAAAAGGAAGCTGGTAAGCTACTAAAGAAATCTGCTTGACCGAGCAGTTTGCAGGCTTTAGGGTCTGTGTTCAACCCGAAGGGGTAAAACTTTAACGAAGGAGTAGGAAGATGAGCGATATATTCTCGCTAATAGATGAGGAGGTCGATGCCCAGAAGTTCGACAAGGTAGACGGAGAGAAGGGCAGTGCGCTGTCTACTCTTATCCGTCAGTCTATGAAGATCGATGAAGAGATTGCAACAACAGAGCAGTATCTCAAAGATCTGAAGTTCCGTAAAAGAAAAGTAAACGAGGAAGACATACCGTCTCTTATGCAGGAGATGGGTATGGATGGTATTACCGTTGATGGTAACAAGGTTACCTTACGTCAGTTTGTTCACGCTCGAATCAGTGAGGAGAAACGCGATGAGGCTTTCGCTTGGATACGTTCCATCGGTGAGGGTGACATTATCAAGAATGATGTGACTGTATCGTTTAATGCAGGTCAGGATAATGTGGCAGGAGCCGTCGTTGATGATCTCAAAAGCAAGGGACTAGACCCCGCTCAAAAGACGCACGTTCATCCCATGAAACTAAAGGCATGGGTAAAGGAGCGTATTGAGAAGGGTAAGGAGATCGACTTCGATACGTTCGGAGTTTTCGTTGGAACAGAAGCCAAGATATCGAGGAGCTAAAATCATGGCAACAGAAGTAGCAAATGCAAAGACCACTGCGGTGGCAAATCTAATGGATGACCTGTTCGATAGTGCAGGTCAGGGTATGGAGACTATTGGTGCAGATGATATGCAGATCCCGTTCTTACGGATCTTACAGCCTCTGTCACCGCAACTGCTAAAGACTGACCCGAAGTTTATCAAGGGTGCGTCGGCAGGTGATATCTTCAATACTGTAACTGGTCAGTTTTGGGAGGCCGATACTGGTCTGACTGTATTGATGTGTGCCTATACTACCAAGTTTTTGGAGTTCCAACTCCGGGAGACGGGCGGTGGATTCATGGGTGAGTTGAGTGCTGACGATCCTGATATCCGCAAGACTGAAAGAAATGGTGCGACTGAGATGTTACCAAGTGGTAACGAGCTTGTTCGGTCTGCTCAGTTCTTGGTGTTGGGTGTCGAGGATAGCGGTGCCACTAGCCAGATGATCTGCGATATGAAGAAGACCCAGATGAAGATTGCCAAGCAATGGAATACTCGTCGTGCGGGTCTGAAGGTTATGCATCCGCAGAAAGGTATGTTCAACCCACCTATGTGGGCTGTGCCATGGAGGCTGACCACTGTGCAGGAGAGCAACGACAAAGGTTCGTGGTTCAACTACGCAGTAGCGCAGGAGGAGATGGATAGCGTAAAGCCTGAAGCAATTATGGAGGCTCGTGACCTGTATAATTCCTTTAGGGCTGGTGAGATTAAAACTGGAACTGGTGAGGAGAAGAAGCAGCAAGAAGACTCAGACGTACCGTTTTAATACCTCTTGGGGTGTCGTCTAGGTATTAACTAACGGCATCCCAAACCAACAAGGGGACACCCATGAGCTATTTACAAAGGTTCATGGCTGCGTTTGAGGGATTTAGTGCGGCACATGGACAGACACAAATATCAGAAGAACGAAGGGCTGGCAAACAGAAGGCCAAGTCTATCATCGTTCGCAAACCACTTACGGTGGAACTCATTGCCGATCACTTGAAAGGTGGTCTTGGTGTGGGTTCCATACCTATCAATGAAGATAACAAGTGCAGGTTCGGTGCGTTAGACATCGATCAGTATCCGCTCGACTTGGCGGCGCTCGACAAGAAGATACGGAACATGAAGGTTCCGGCAGTCGTGTGTCGATCCAAGTCTGGTGGTGCACATATATTCTTCTTCTTTAAGGGTTACATAAGCGCAGGAGAGTTTCGTGACAAAGCATCAGAGATTTCATCGTATCTTGGATATGGTGGCTGTGAGATATTTCCGAAGCAGGAGCAGATTATTGTCGAGCGTGGCGATGTTGGTAACTTTATCAACCTTCCGTACTTTGATGCGAAACAGACGCTCCGCTACGCTATTAAGGAAGATGGCGAACCAGCGTCATTAAAAGAATTCGTGGGACTTGTCGATGAGAGGAGTGTTGAGCCAGAGGTTTTTGTTGGTTTGACTTTTGGCAAACAGATCGATGAGTTCGAGGAGTGGGCACCCTGCCTGAACTGCATGTTTGGGCAGGGAATTCCCGAAGGTACACGCAATACAGTGATGTTTGCAGCAGCCGTGGGTTGTAAGAAAGAGCAGCCCGACAATTGGAAAGCCCGACTCGAGGAGATTAACAACAAGCATTGCACACCTCCGCTACCAGCGTCAGAGGTTGTGACGATACAGAACCAGCATGAGAAGAAAGAATATGGATTCCCGTGCGAACAAGAGCCGCTGAAGAGCTTTTGCAACAAGAACCTGTGCAAGACCAAGAAGTATGGTATTGGCGGTCATGCGTCAAATGTGGAGATCTCAGGGCTATGCGTAGTTAAGTCGGAGCCACCTGTGTGGTTTTGTGATGTGGCTGGGCAACGTGTCGAGATGACCACAGACGATCTGCAAACACCGCAAAGATTTCAGAAAGCCTGCATGGAACAGATACGCAAGATGCCACCGCTGATGAAGCTGGCGGAGTGGCAGGTCATTGTGTCGATGATGATGGAGAACATGAGTGAGATCGAGGTGCCGGAAGAACTGACATACAAAGGGCAGTTTATGGATCTGCTCGAGTCGTTTTGTGATGGTCGGGTACAGGCTCAGTCAGCCGAAGAGATCACACTTGGCAAGCCGTTCACTGATGAAGAAGACAACATGACGTACTTCAAGATCGAAGCGTTGATAAAGTATCTGCGTAATAACAAGTTCGATACATACAGCCGGGGTCAGATACAAGAGAGGTTGAAAGAAATGAACTCCGGTGGCTCTGCGAATGGTCTCAAAAGATTTAAGACTACAAAGGGAGATAGTAAACCACTTCGCGTGTGGTGGGTGCCTGCGTTCAATACAGAGGTTCAAGTTCCCAGTATCGAGGTCGAAGACAGTGAGGTGCCGTTCTAATGGAGACAACTATCTTCGGACCTCCGGGCACGGGCAAGACAACGAGACTCATCGAGATTGTACAGCAGGAGCTAGACTCAGGCACACCGCCTGAACGCATAGCGTTTGTATCTTTCAGTCGTAAGGCGGCAGAAGAAGCTCGAGAGAGGGCGGCTGTAAAGCTGAACATGGATGTAGAGCAAATGGTGTGGTTTCGCACATTGCATAGCTTTGCGTTTCAGATGCTGGGATTGACGGCAAAACAGGTGCTGATTGGCAAGGACTTTACCAAGATCGGCAAGCTGCTTGGTCTTGAGTTTAGCTCGAACTCGTCGGTCACCATGGCTGATGGTCTGTTGTTCACCCCCGGCAAAAGCGGTGATGCATATATGTTTATTATACAGATGGCACGGGTTCGAGGTGTAAGTATTGAGCAACAGTTCAACGAGGTGGCTGATCGCAGGCTGCATTACCAGCAACTCAAGCTGGTGGATGAGGTGTTGCGTGACTACAAGAAAGAGACGGGCAAGATAGATTTTGTGGACATGCTTGAGCAGTTTATTGAACAGGGTGACAGTCCGCTGCTTGATGTCCTGATTGTAGACGAAGCACAGGATCTGGTTCCGTTGCAGTGGCGCATGGTGCACGAGGTAATAAAGCCCAACGCCAAGCGCATATACTACGCCGGGGATGATGATCAGTGCATCTATTCGTGGATGGGTGTGGATGTCAAAGACTTTCTGAACGCTTGTCCTAACAAGATCGTGCTCGATAAATCATACCGCCTGCCTGTGTCGATACACAAACAAGCAGACAGCATGGTCAGGCGTTTGATAACGAGGCAACCAAAGACATGGTCAAGCACCGAGGAGCAAGGTTCGATAACATGGCACCGGGATATTATGGATGTAGATATCAGGAAAGGTGAGTGGCTGATCCTTACTCGAACTAACTACATAGCCAACAGGGTTGCGAGTGATCTCAAAGATCAGGGATACCTATACTGGCGTGAAGGGTCAGGCTGGTCGATATCACCAAACGTGTTGAGCGGCATTGAGATGTGGCTGGATCTATGTAGGGGCAGGTTTTTGTCTGCGGCAGATATCAAGAAGCTATCCACGCTACTGATATCAGATGCCACTACCAAGCAAGGTAGAAAACAGCTAGGAAATCTGGATACTGAAGAAACATATAGTTTTAGCGATGTTAAAACTCTGGGCGAATTGACAGCGGAGATCGATACACCGTGGCATGAAGTGATCAAGGTGTCTGATCGAGAGCGGATATACATCACATCTGTGCGCCGGATGGGTGAGTCCATCCTGACAGGCAAGCCGCGCATAAAGATATCAACCATACACAAAGCCAAGGGTGGTGAGGCAGACAATGTAGCTCTGCTTCTGGACTCCTCGAGGGCTTGTGTTGAAAGCAGGGATCAGGACTCTGAGATCAGGACATTTTATGTTGGTCTGACTCGCGCTCGAAAGTCCCTGCATATTATCGAGTCACAATCACATTATGGGTTTCAGTTATGAAAGACAGACAATTCTTTTTAAAAACAGCAGAAGAGCTTATCAACGGTCCAAGAGCCAAGGAATATGGTCCGGCTAGGAAGAATCATGAGCGTATTGCAGGGATATGGAGCATCATACTCGAGCATGAGATTACGCCTGAACAGGTGGTGGCTTGCATGGTGGGCCTCAAATTGGCTAGATTAAGCGAGGATATGACAAAGGATGACTCATGGGTGGATATAATAGGTTACGCCGCCCTTGGAGGAGAAATCATAAACGATGGATAAGCAAATGAACCTTCTTGATATGGATGTCAAAGAAGCTGCCCTTGGATTTGGTGATGACGAGTGGGAGCCACCGTCATCCTTTCCTGATCTTACAGGCTATGATCGTATCGCTATCGACTTGGAAACAAGAGACCCGAACCTGATGAAGCTGGGGCCGGGGTGGTGTAGGAATGATGGCTATGTCATAGGCTACGCCGTGGCTGCTGGCGACTTCGTTGGCTACTATCCAATACGACATGAGAAAGGCAACCTGCCGGAGAATCTCGTGGTTAACTGGCTGAAGAAACAGATGGCGACACCCAAGATCGAGAAGGTAATGCACAATGCCATGTATGATCTGGGCTGGATGCGATGGGCAGGGATCGAGGTTCAAGGTCCGATAATCGATACCATGATAGCCGCGCCACTGCTTAACGAGAACCGTAGGTTTTACAATCTTAACTCGCTGACAGGCGAATATCTTGGCGAATACAAGAATGAGAAGATGCTGAAGGCTGCGGCTGCAATGTATCATGTGGATCCGAAGAGCGATATGTGGAGACTGCCGTCAAAGTTTGTGGGCAGCTACGCCGAACAGGATGCTGCGGTGACACTGCGGCTCTGGGATAGACTGCGTGTGGACATCAAGCAGGATGAAGTCACAAGTATATTCGAGTTGGAATCCAGCCTGTTGCCAGTGCTTCTTGAGATGAAAACTAAAGGTGTGCGTGTTGATATCGACAGGGCAGAGCAGATCCAGATCGAACTTAGCAAGCGCGAGAAGGAACTGTTAAAAGAAATAAGGTCCGATACCGGGGTGGCGATAGAGCCATGGTCTGCTGCATCGGTGGCAAAGGCGTTCGACTCCCTTGGGCTTAAATACCATAGGACAGAAAATTCTAATGCTCCGTCCTTTACAAAGCAGTTTCTTAGCAATCACACTCATCCCATAGCGCAGAAGATTGTGAAATTGCGTGAATTTAACAAGGCAAATACTACCTTTGTTGAGACAATTCTTGAACATTCGTGTAATGGTCGCATTCATTGTGACTTTAATCCTCTTCGTTCTGACGAGGGTGGCACTGTGACGGGTAGATTTTCCTCGAGCAACCCAAATCTACAACAGATCCCGGCAAGAGATCCAGAGATAAAGTCCATGATCCGTGGTCTGTTTATCCCTGAAGAGGGTACAAAGTGGGGTAGCTTTGACTATGCCTCACAAGAACCACGTTGGCTGGCACACTATTGTGCTCAACTAAACGGTGTTCACAGACACCCTCAGATAGATAGTGTGATTGATATGTATCAGAAGGGTAACGCTGACTTTCATCAGATGGTGGCAGACCTTGCTGACATAACCCGTAAGGAAGCCAAGACTGTAAACCTTGGTATCATGTACGGTATGGGGCGTAAGAAGCTAGCTGGTGTCATGGACATCGATGAGATAGAAGCCAAGTCGCTGCTCGAAAAGTACCATGAAAGGGTGCCATTCGTAAAAGGCATCGCTGATCTTGCAATGAATCAGGCGCAAGAGAAAGGTGCCATTCGCACATGGCTGGGGCGTAAGTGTAGGTTTGATATGTGGGAACCTAAGTCTTTCGGGTACAACAAAGCTATGAAGCTCGAGGACGCAATCAAGGAATATGGTGGCAAGGGTATGATACGTCGTGCCTTTACATACAAGGCTTTGAACAAACTCATCCAAGGTTCGAGTGCCGATCAGACAAAGAAAGCGATGGTAGATTGTCACGCCGAGGGGCTGACACCCATGCTTACAGTGCATGACGAGTTGTGTTTTAGCATCAGCAGTCAAGAACAATCAGACAGAATTGTTGAAATCATGTCTACTTGTGTGCCAAGTTTAAAGGTGCCTTTCGAGGTTGATGCAGAACTTGGTGATAACTGGGGTCAAGTAGGATGAATTGTTGGCATTGTCAGACAGAACTTATTTGGGGTGGTGACCATGATTGTGCAGAAGACAATGAGTTTTTTTGCATGGTCACTAATTTAACTTGTCCCGAGTGTGGGGCATTCGTGGAGGTGTATCTTCCAAAACAAGAGGAGCAAGAAGATGTGGACTAAATTTTTAAGACTGTTCTTTCCAACCTTTGTTAAAGAACCGGAGAGAGCTAGAGACGATAAGGGGCGATTAGTAGCGGACGATAAAAAGACTCCGACTATTAACGAAGCTTGGAAAGGTGGCAGAGCACCTGCCAAAAAGAAAAAACGTGGCAGACCACCAAAGAAAAAATGAGCAACTTCTCTGATGCAAAGCTGTCGATAAGCCAGTCAGTTCAGTTCGTGACCCAGCTATTCCTGAAGCACGAGTCTGGGCTGCTGGATGAGGCAATCAGCAAATTGCATGAAGTAGAAAGCTTAATTCAGAAGGCTGAGTCTGAAAAAGACCGATTCTCAGAGACCTGAAGGTATAACGGTACGTCCATTGTTCATGAGGTCCACGAGAATCGATGTTTTTATTCAATGATTTCAGTCTTTTGCTAGATCACGGATTCGCTTGACCAAACGCTTGGCGCGGTTCGGAACCTGATCATGCCACCTCGAGTCAATCATTTGCTCTGCGGCCTCGTTGAAATCCCTGTTGTCTACCGCAGCTTTCATCTTTTTAAACTTGGATAGACGGGGACGACCCATGTTAAACATCATGTTGGCTATGACATGCTGGCATTCTTCTGGTAGGTCATCGAAGTCCGGGTACAATACTTTGCATTCGTCGATGGTTACAGCCACATCCAAGTTGAATGCCTTACGCACCCGCTCTTCAGATACCTCTGTACCAATAGGCTGACCGAACTCTGG